CCTTTTATATACGCTAGAAAGATGAGTGATAAACTTGTATCGTGAATTTTTAAAGGGATTGAAGGTATGTATATACTTACGGAAATCTCGTACAGACTTAGAAGAAGAAGCAAGGGCAGCCTTAAAAGGGGAGAAATACGACACTCTGCAAAGACACCGTTCAGAACTTTTACGTTTTGCTAAAGATAATGAACTAATCATTGTAGATATATTCGAAGAAGTTGAATCCGGCAGCACAATAGCCAATAGGAATGAAATTCAAAACGTACTAGCCAATGTACAAAAAAATAAATATGACGCTGTTCTATGTATTGCCTATGATAGACTTACAAGAGGCGATAAAGAAGATCAAGGCAAAATTGAAAATGTACTTAAAAAACATGATACTCTAATCATTACCCCTTCTAAGCTATACGACTTAAATTCAGAAGAAGGCGAAACGTCAGCAGATATTGATAGCTTTATATCTCGTATGGAGTATAGACGTATTAAACGCAGATTAGAGGACGGTAAACATAGAAGCGCCACTCTAGGAATGAATGTTAGTAATAAAGTTCCTTTTGGCTTTACTAAAGATACAGAAACAAAAAAGCTTATTCCTTATGAGCCAGAAGCTCAATACGTTCGTATGATATACAGCTTATGTATTGAAGGCTATGGTACTGCTATTATTGCTAGTAAGCTATACAATATGGGAGTTCGTACTAGAAAAGGGAACGTATTTACTAAGAAAACAGTTGCTGATATTATAAAGAATGTAAAGTATAAAGGCGACCAATTCTATGGCCGTACTAAGAATAAAACGAAAGTAAAGAGTTTTACATATACTGAAAATGCTCATGCTTCTATTGTTTCTCCGGAAGATTGGCGACTTGCTAATAATATGATGAAACAACGCAATGCTCCTGTACCTCGTACAAAAGAATTGAAAAATCCCTTTGCTAGTATTCTTAAATGTTCTTTCTGTAATAAGACTATGAAGGCCGTACACAGTAGAGATTCAATTAGATTGGTATGTGATACGCATGGTTGTTCTTGCAGAAGTGTTTTAATGGAAGTAGTAGAAGTAAAGGTAATTGAAGCGATACAAAGTATTTTAAGTAATATTGAAGTTGAGCCAATGGTTGAAGAAAATAATATCCTGGAACAACTAATGAAACAAAAAGATAATCTTGAAAAAAATATAGATGATCTTATTGAACAAAGAAAGTCTTTACATGAGTTTTTAGAAAAGCGTATTTATTCGCCAGAAGTGTTTTTAGAAAGACAACAAGTAATCAATATGGAAATTGATGCACTTAGAGAAAAATTAGTTTTACTAAATGAAGATATTGAAAATGAATTGAATAAACATAACAACGCAAAGAATTTAAAACCACTTATACTAAATTGTATGGAAATTTATTTTAAATCTAATCCAACGCAGAAAAATAAATTACTACGCAGCTTTATTAGTAAAATAAACTATACAAGACATAAGACAGATAATTTAATAAAAGACATTGTTTTGGAAGTATTTTTGAAGTAGGCTCGTCCTGCTTCTTTTTTTTACATTTTAAGGGATAAAAATTACAACATGGTACATTCTATTCAACAAATGTGAAAAGATACATGTGGATAACTATGCGAATTGGAAAAACTGTGGAAAGTGTGGAAAGAAATGTGGAAAATAAAAAAGAGTACTATGTCATTACTCATAGTACCCTTAAATGAAAACATTAAATAAACAAAACTAAAGAATTTTCCGTAAAAAACTCAAAAAATATCTGCCTTATTATTTATCATACTTTGTCATTGTTTGTCAAGTCGTATTTTATAATTATATACATCTCGTATAATATTTCTGCTTTTCTTCTATCTAATAGCTCCAATTCTCTCTGCAATGCTTCCATACCTATTCCCCTTTGTCGTTTTGGTTTATTATAGCATTATTTGCATCGAGAATCGTTTTTGAGCTATTTTTATATTAAAGCAATAATTAATAACCTTCTGTCCATTTTTTGGCCACTAATGCGTTCCAATTAGGTAATGCTTTACATCTTGTTCGTTGTTCTGCAGAAAGTCCGATCCATGACAAAGTACGCATATCTGGAACATCGCCCATTGTCATATCCAAACACATTGCCATAATATTATTCAAACTCTCATCTGATAAATTAGGACAATTAAGAACAATATTTGCCATATAGGAAGTTCCTGAGGCTGATAATTGAGCTACAGAAGTGCAATTATAATGTGGTACTGTTACTAAATTAGTACAATCCCTAAACATACTATTTACTGATACAACATTGCTAGTATCGAAAAAAGGAGCTTCAACCAATTCTGTATTTCCCCAAAACAGACCTTGACATCTTCTAAATAATAAAGTGTCAACTCCTCCACTTGAAGCCACCATTGAACCTACTATCTTTTCTCCATTTACATACGCTGTTTTGTCTTTTGCGATATCTTCTGCTGTTGCTGTTGCATCTGATGTATCTATTCCAGAAGTTGCTATCCCTTCAATACCATATATATTAACACCTTCTAAGATGTTTCTTGGCACTAATTCTGTATCTTTGTTTAAAATTGCTTTTGTAATGTATTTCCCTGTTGTGTTTGTTACTTCAATTGTATCTTGTGAGCTAAAATCCGGATCTATTGTTACTTCTTCTGTGTTTATTGCGTTTACATTTATATTTTCATATATTCCGTTAAAAGTCTGCGTTACTTCTGTAGGTGTTATTTCTACCGTATCTCCATGCATTTTTTCTACGTTTACTGTATCGTATAGTCCGGAAAATGATTGGCTTTCTTTCTTAGGTGTTACATTTAGTGTTTCTCCTTGTATCGCTCCCACGTTTACTTGTTCATAAAGTCCTTTAAAAGATTGTTCTGCTTTTGAAGGTGTAACCTTTAATATATCGGCTTGTATTGCATTTACATTTACTTTGTCGTACATACCCTCAAAAAATTGATCCTCTTGTTTTGGTGTTATGCTTAATGTCTCACAATCTATGGCTTTAACATTTACTTTGTCATACATTCCGTCAAAAGTTTGTAATTCTTTTTTAGGTGTTACATTTAATGTTTCACAATCTATGGCTTTAACTACAACATTATTATATCCATAACTGTCAGGGTGGTTAAAAGATTGAATTGTCTTAGATGGTGTTACTGTTAAATTCTCTAGTTCTGGATATACTTTTGCTACCTGTACTTCTCCTCTTATCTCATATTTAGTTTTTACTTTATTTATTAGTTCACTCATTTATCAAGTCCTCCTTAATCGTAAGTTTTCCTTGAAATAGAGTTCTTACTTTGCCGTCTTTGTCTGTTAGTTCTACTTCTAATATTTTAACTCCCTTGCTACATTTCCTTGTTTCTTCTGGCTTAAACATTACGGTAACTTCTTCTGCTTCTTTTTCTATTCGTACTTCTTTATATAATAAATAGCGTGTATTGCTTAATTTCTCTTTTACTCCAAACTTCAACAAATCTCCTTGTTTAAAAACATAAGTAGATCCGTCTGTTGATGTAGAATAAAAATCAAATTCGAATGTATCTCCTCTATATATACTAAACTCCATATTGCACCTCCGTTATTTTATTAATTTGCCGACTTTTAATCGGTCTAACATACGTCTATTTTCACTTGCTCTTCCTGTGTAATCTTTAATATTGTTTTTAGCAGCTATTTTCTTTCTGTTCGCAAAAGAACTGTCTACCCCAATTTGATTTAACGCATCTACAATAGAATCGCCTTTATAGTTTGGATTACTTAAATAAGTATATTTTGGTGTAGATGGTTTCTTATTAAATAAAGCATTTACTTTCGCTTGTACGGCAGCATACAAATTACCCAAAGCATTTTTTCTCGCTTGTCCTACACCATGCTTGCCTTCAATTACTTCTTGTGCTAGTTGGTCAATAGACTTTGTTGCTGTTGTTTCGTATAGATGCTCTTTTACCATGTTTAAGAATCTATCCCAACCCATATCTAAAGTACGATGAGGACAGTATTTTTTGCTAAAGTCAGCGTGTTTTTTAACTTTATCAATTCCCCAACCTTTTTCTTTTAAGATACTTGCAATAAACTCTGCTGCGTTTTTCTCTGCTTGAATAAATCTATCTCCGCCGGATCTTGAATAACATATCTCAATAGCAATTCCTTTTCTGTTTCCTTGTCCATTTGCTCCATCTCCTGCGTTCCAAGTATTTCTGTTTGTTGGAATACCTTGTACAATCTCTTTGTCATCTACTGCATAATGGAATGATACCTTTTTGTCGTTTCCAATCATGTATTTAATTTCATTCTCTGCTGTTGCATCGTTTGCTGTGTTATGTACTACTACAAATTCTGCGTTCATTTCATAAGGACATTTGATATTATATTTGCTTTCATCTACTAATAGTTTTTTGATTTCCATAATCTTTTCCTCCTACTTATCCATTATTCTTGTTGTAGTTCATTGTGCTAATTCCTAAAATTACTCCTAAGAAAGTATCAACTGCTGTAATTGTTCCTACTACTTCTTCGCCAAAAGGAAACCCCCATATCCCTGCTAACGCAAAGTATAGAGTTCCTATTGCTGGCAATAATAGTTGAGCAATCCATTTTAATACGTCATAAACTTTGTTACTCATATTAATTACCTCCTTTACTGTGATAAGATTTTAATTCTTTAATGTCATGAAATATCTCTGTTACTTGGCCTTCTAACTTAAATGTTCTTTCTATTACTGAATTATGTTTTTCTACTTTCTCCTCTAATTTCTGTAATCTAAAGTTGGTCAATTTACTTGAAGCTATTACACCTAGTCCAGAACCTAGTACCGTTCCTAGAAAGCCTAAGATGGCTACAATTATTGTGCTATCCATGTATATCTCCTTTCATTTGCATAATAAAAAGGCCGTAAGATTACGACCTTTAAGAAACTCTTTTCCATATATTTACTGTTAAATATGGAGGCATATTGTTGTGTGCTTGTCCTGCGCCTTCATAAGATGTAAAGGCAGAACCTTCCCAACCTGTTCTTGTTGCTCCTAATACTACAGGCGACCTGTCTGTTAATGCTGCACCATTTTCGTTATAGTTTACAATATTGTGTCTATGGCTAGGTAATTCGTAAACTTCTAATTTATGTTTTGCTTCTCCACCTATACTTCCTGCTTCGTATGTATCTCCTGCTCCTAATAGGAATCTATCTTTTATTCGTTCCCATGTACCACCGAATAATGTTTCTGGGCTTGTTTCGTTTACACTCATGTATATTGATCCAACAGGATATATTGTGTTTATAAACTCTTTAAAATAGTCATATACTGCTTTTGCACCTGGTGTTGTATCGTTTGTTGAGCTTTCGTTAATACTCTCTACAATAGGCAATTCGTTTGTAGACATTGTTAAAACTGTCACTTCAACAACCGAACCCTCTTCTACTTCTATCCCATTTAAAGTAATAAGTTTATTTAATAGATTTATTGTGTACTCTTGTGGGCGTAATTTGAATCCATTTATATATATATCTATAAAACTGTTGCTTGTGTATTCTGGTGGAACTGGAACTCCTAACTGATTTATTACAAGCAATTCTTGTTGGCTACTGTAAGTATAATTTGCTCTTGTGAAATGTGATGATGTTCCAAGCATGGCTAACCAATCTTTTTCACTTCCTACAAATCCGTTTTTTACAGCTACTATATACGCTGAGTCCCCACATTCTCCCTTGAATCCCAACACGCCTCTTAATGCGTTTTCCATTTTCACTCCTCCTTTTAATAATAAAAGAGAACACTTTATGTGTCCTCTATTTAACATATTTAAAATTTAATTTTGCATACTTTCTTCCACATTCTCTTTGTTTCTCTGTAACTACTTTTAATCCATTATCCCAAGCGTGTTTGCAATTTTCACTACCGGTGCAAAATTCCAAATTGTCTACTCTATTATCGGTTTTTATCCCGATTCTTATGGTTTACTTGTGGTTTGTTTTCTGGATTGTCTATAAATGCTTCTGCCACGAGTCTGTGAATAGAAAATGTTTTGTATTTTTTATCTTTATATAATCGTACTCTGCAATAGCCACTTCTAATGCTGGGCGTTAAAACTTTTTCCGGTAAATAATGGTTATAAAACCCAAAGCCGTTATAGTGGTTAATAATTTTAGGCAAACTTTTTACTCTTCCGTAAATTGCTCACTTGATAAAGTCCGTTCATAGTCCTTAATGTCTTTCCATACTTCCATATTAACCTAGCTTTCTCCTAGCAATAAAATAAAATAGGCAGGTCTGCTAGGCGACTTTTCAAAAGGCTCATGACTTCCTTTCTAGCCTATACATATTATACCAATATAGTAAATATTAGTCAATCTCTGAAGCTTCCGGATATACAATTAGCTTCTTAGCTCCTTCATTGTCATATCCTAGAATAGTTGTTGTATCATTTAAAACGATGTCATACCAATATGTTTTCTTTTTACTTAACATATCAAAAGCTTTTGTATCTTCTTCTGTTAAAGGTATTTCTGGATATTCTGTTTCTTCCTCATAACCTAACTCTCTTAATGTGTATTCTTTTCTTAGTACTTCTGTCTTGTCATACCCTTTTTTCTCTTTAACTACAAAAGTAATTTTGTCTGTTGGTTTAAATTTGTATTTTTCTTCTTCTCCTGTTGCAAAGTTTAAAACCGGATAATAAAAAGCGATTCTATGGAAATCGTCCGTAGTATCGCCTCTTGTTAAATGTATTATTTGATTATCTTCTATGGCTATCATATATACACCTCCTAATCTACAATATATGTAAGACTTGTTTCGTAACTCATTTCTTCTGTCGGTTTATCCGGACGAGTTATCCCCATACTTAACTTATATGTAGAATTTATAACAGATAACTGTACAAATAGAACAGGGCTTGATATTAAAAGATAATCATTCTCCCCTATAGTTTCTAGTTGTGTTCCCGAAAAAGTCATACTTTTTCCTAATAATCTTGTAGTGTCTGTAACTTTTGCAAAGTCCGGAACTTCAACAGTTGGCATCAATGCACATATATTAACATCTGCTTTTGCTGTAAATTTTGCATTTACTGTTACAACTTTGCCATTTCTTCTAAAAGTTAATTCAATCGTTCCATAATTTTCGTCTGTAATAGTTATAATTTCTTTTTGTACTGCGTCTGCTTCTTCTTTCGTATAAACTTCTTTTTTATTCTTGCTGTCATCAAATCCGTTTACTGACATATAAGATCCTCCTATAATTAAAATTATTAAAATAAATATAAAAAACTGTTTCATGTTGCCTCCTATGCTGTACGCTTCCACATATAGCAAGTGATATATGGTTGCAAGTTGTTGTGTGCTGTTCCTCCACCTTCGTATGTAGTAAATCCGTTGCCACTCCAACCTGTTGCTGTTTCCCCTAACAATATTGAAGATGATTCCGTTAAAGCAGAACCGTTAGCATTGTAATTGTAAATTCCATGTCTATGTCTTGGTATTTCACTTATTGTTAGTTCGTGTGCCTTTTCTCCTCCTGTTTGTTCTACTGTGGCGAACTCTGTTTGAGTTGTGTCTACTCCAACTGGTACTCTACCTGCTCCCCATGCTTCCCATGTGCCTCCAAACAATGTGCTAGGATTAGTAGAATTTACACTCATGTATATACTTCCTACAGGGTAAACATCTAGTAATGATATTGCTTGTACCTTTATATCTACATTCTTTTCTTTTATCTCTTGTTCTACTCCATTTACTGAAATGCTTTCTATAACATTTTCTTGTGCGTTATCTACTGCGTTCTCTAGTTTTTCTTTTAACTCGTCTGTAAAATCATTGCTTGATAATTCTTTGCCTTTTTCTTTATTTACTTTATTATTTAAAGCTTGTGTAATTACACTATTTGCAACTGCATTAGAAGAAGAGGCGGATAGCGAACTATCCACCACAATTTTCTTCTTCATTTCTTCTATTTCTTCTGCTGTATAATCAATTTGCCCTAGTTTGTATTTACGCTCTATATCTGCTACGTGTCTTACTCCGTTACGATCTTGTCTTTTTAGATTTTTCATCTATCCACCTCCTATTCCCAATATACATTTCCGTCAGAATCTACTGTCATATCTAAGTCTTTTAGTATTTTTACTTTATCGTTGTAGTCTATGTTTAGTCCTCCTACATACTCTACTATTGCATTGTTATAATCGTTGAACTTAAATGTATTTGTAGACTTAATTAAGATAGCTTTTTGTGGAATATCCATGTCTAATGAATTTACATAGTTGATTACTTTGTTTTTTCTGCTACCACTAATAGCTTTACCCTTGTTGTTGTAGTCTGCTTTAAATTCCTTTGTTGTATATACTAAATAATCGTCTACACTTATTCCTGTTTCAACCATAGTATCTATAGTGTTAGAGTTATAGAATTTCTTATACAAGTAAGCTTTTTCTCTGTCGTTTAGTCCACTACCTATAACCTTTTCAACGATATCCTCTTTCTTACCACTATCTAATGAGCTAACTGCTTCTTTGTATTCGTCGCTATCTTCATCTTCTATTCCTAGTTGTTCTTTTAGTTCTTTTGTATCTCCTACTATTGCACTTATTTCATTCTTAGTTTTGAAGTATGTATTTTTCGTACTGTATGACATTCCTAATTCGTTTAGTTCTGATGCTTCTTCTTCTCTAACTTTAGTCCATTCTCCATCGTTGTTCTTGTAGTACTCTACTCCTCCCACGTCAGCGTAATTGCTTCTCACGTCCATATCTTCATAGTCTCTTGTTGCAGCCTTAGCCATATAGTTAATTTGTTCTTGTATTTCTCGTACTTGCTCGTATTTTTCGCTATCTGGCAAGTCGCTGTTTTGTATTTCTCTTTTCTTCTTGTATAGCTCATTCATTCCTGTTTTAACAGAGTCTACAAATTTGTTCTTCAATATATCTTCGTCTGTTGCCTTAGAGCTGTTTGCTTTTGTTGTTAGTTCGTCGCTTAACTCGTATAAGTCGCTTACACTTTGGTTTTTCATTGTACTATCTACAGAGAATTTGTTTACTAATGGTGCTAGTAAATTGCTTGCCAAGTCGTCTTTTCCACCTTCTGCTTGTGGTGTCATCATTGGTAAGAATACGTCTCCTATACCTCCAGAATATTGATCCAATACATAGTTTATCTTGTATGGACTTATTCCTGTTTTTTGTCCTATTGCTACACTTAGATTGTCTATAGATTCGTCGTATTGCTCTGCTGCCGGTACATCTTGTAGTCTAGTCGGTACTAAATCGCCTCCGTACCATGTTTTATTCGTTACTGCTTGTACGATTGGAGATAATATATTGTCTGATACAGGATTGTTAGGTGCTAAATTGTTTCCTAATGCCTCTAGGAAGCTATTAAAGTCTGCTTGTTCGTCTCCTGTAATTAGATGTTTCATTTGGTTAAAGCTTTCTTGTATTACTGTTATCATTCTTCCTTTTGGTATTCTTATGAAGTTTCCGTCTCCATATTTACCTACAATCCAATAATTTGTTTTAACATAGTCTGATAACTCTTCGTATTCTTCGTCATCTTCCCATAACAAGCTATTTAGTATCATTGCAGGAACTCCAGCTAATGCGAACTTAGTTGCTAGGTTTGCATATCCTTTTAGACCGTTTGCGTGTGCTTCTCTTACGTTTCTTACTTGTTGTGCAATACCTTGCATAGAAGCATTTAAGAAAGTTGCTCCGTTTCTGTTAGCCCATTTTGTTATATCTCCTCCTGCTTTGAAGTTTGTTGTAACCCTTGCTGCATCTAGCATTGACACTTCTACGCTTCTTCCAGATTCTCTACTTGCTATGTATTCTGCAAGTCTTGGTGCTAATTCTATGAAGTTGTTTAGTTTACTAATTCCTTTTAAAGGTAGTATTTTGTCTGTAATACTTTCTTTGCCGTAAGTGTTATCTTGGCTGTCGAAGTATGAGTTTTGCTCTCCTCCGTTAGCCATGTATTCTTTGTACCACATACCTTTTCGTGCAATTTGTAAACAAGCCTCTGGTATTTTAACGTATGTCTTAGTTGCGTGTTGTGAGTTTAATAAAACGTCTTGTACGTCCTTTATTGGGTTTACAAGTGCGAATACGATGTTAAACTCTGTTAGTACTCCTCTATGGAAATTACTTATTTTGTTTGGTATTCCCCATAATATATTACCTTGTAATCCTTCGCTAACTGGCTTTAAAGCGTCGTACATATCTTGTGTAATTTCGTATGTTACTTTGTTGCCTTTTTCAAATACAGTAAATGTAGGTGCTTGTCCGTTTTTACCTTCTTGTAGTAATCCCTCTTGTTGATCTACATTGTCTAGTATCTCGTCTACACTTGTTTGTTGATTATCTATTGTGCTTTTCAATGTATTCTTTAGCTCTATACCAAAATTGTTTTTTGCAATAGCTTTGTATGTTTGTACCGTTCTTCCTGCCATAGTATCAAACATTGGTAGTATATCTTGGTTGCCACCTTTTGCCCTCTTAATTGGTGTGTTGATACTTGTTCTATTTGTGTCTAATGGTACGTTTATTGCATTTCCTGTTGTGTCTACCCTCTTAATTGGTACATAGTGTGGATATATTTCAGCGAATAAGTCTGCTGTTTCTTGTGAGATAATATTGTTTTCTACCATTAAATCTCTTAAAGCATTGTTGTATTGATATACGTCTTTCGCCCACTCTGTGAACTCTGGGTTATCCATTTCAAACTCTTCTACGGCTTTTTGAGATACTTCTGCTGTTACGCTATCTCCGAATACAGGCTTATTTACTGTTTTATTAAGCTTTATTAACTCTCTTACTTTGTTAAATAAATCCTCTGCCTCTTCTCTTCTAAGCTCTTTTGAATTAAATATGTCGTTATTCTTCTTTAATAATTCATCGTTTAGTATCTCTTCAAGCGTAACTTGTGTTGCATTTTCCTGTAGCCTTGCTTCTATATTTGCTATTGTGTTTCTTCTGTTAAGTTCTTTTAATATAGGGTTTTCTTCTAACATCTGTTGTGCTTTTGCCTGTGCATTTTTTTCTAGGCTCATTCTATCTACGTTTAACGCATGATACATATACTCGTAGAACTCTTGTACTTTACCGGAATTTACTACTTTTGTTCTTATATCATCTAAGCTTTTACTAACTTGTTCTTCGACTTTATTTAAAGCATCTATCTTTTTAACTCCGTTTATCATTGTGTTTTGTGCTTTAGCTGCTGCCGTTAGCATTGAATCCCATTTTCCCATTAATTCTCTATTCTTAGTTTTAAGAGATAGCTTTTCAAAAGTTGCTCCTTTATCAATGAAATTCATTACAGCTTTAGCCCATAGTCTTTGATCTCTATTCTTTGGAGTTGGGGCTTCTGCCATTATCTTGGCTGCTCTTTCTTGTTTTTGTGTTTCTATACTTGTGTCTTTAAGCTCTGTATTTCCTTTTTGTGCCATTTTTTCTTCTTGTGACATAACTTGTTCACTTACTTTTAATTCTGGCTCTACGTTCATTGTCGCTTGTTCTGGTGGTATGTCTGCATCAGTTAATGCGTTAAATGCTTCTTTGTTGTATTCTGTTACCTGTTTTTCGTTTAAGAAGTTAATATAATCTTCGTTTGGTGGTATTGGATAGCCATCAGAAGTTGTATATCCTTCTCTTAGTCTTTCATCTAACATAAATTCAATACGTTTTGATACTGCATTGTTTTCTTTACCGTCATCTTCTATGATCTTGTTTAACCCTTGTCTAATTTGCTCATAAGAATAGCCATAGTTATCTTTAAGATAAGCAATGGCTTCTGTAGTCTGTCTTGTTATTCCGTAGTATTCTAAGTTGCCTAGTTCGTCTCTTATTGCTCCTTTTTCGCCTTTAATTGTGTTGTCTAGGTCGTATAGCATATTCTCTGCTTCTGCTTGGAAGTATGGCTTTACTTCTGGATTTTCATATTGATATGCTTTTACTTTTCTATCGCCTACTTCGTCTATATCTCTGCTGTCTAGTGGGCTTGGTATGTGTTCTGTGCTGCTGTAATCAAAGTCGCCACTATCCCTTGCTTCAAATACTGCATCTTCCCAACTTGGTGCTTGTTCGTCTGTAATATGGTTAAATGCTTCTTGTCCTTGTTTCTCTACTATATCTTGGCTTGTTGGTGCTAAATTATCGAACTCGTTTGGCTCTGTTACTGTTCCTGTTTTGTAGTACTCATTTAATGCTTTGTATAGTTTTGGTTGGCCGTATTTATCACGCAAGTCAAAGAAAGCCCTAGCATAATCGCTACCACTTTGAGTCTCTTTTATATTCATTAAGTTAGTTATTTCTTCTGCCATCGTAGGTTGCTTGTTGCTGTTCGCTACTGTTTCAAGCTGTTCAGTTAAGCTTTCTATCTTCTCTTGCAATGGTGCTATAGCTTCTTCTACTTGTAGCTTTATATCTTCGCCTCGTACATTCCATTGGCCTGTTGGTGCTATTTCTTCGTTTTGAGCAGATAATGACAAATTGATATCTGGATTGTCTGTAGGATTTTCGTTTGTTATAGACTTAATTTGATTAGGTTTAAAGACGATATAGTGAGTGGTATCTGATTCCATAGACATATTCCACTTTGTAGATACTGTTGGATCAATAATTCCGTCATAGCCTAATGATTCTAATATTATTCTGGCTACATCATGTCCTACTAATCCTTCGTCAGTTTCAAGATATAGTTCGCCTAACTTATCTTTTAGGCTTTGTATTTCTATTCCACCTTCATAAAGTGATTCATATAACAAGTTTCTTATATCGTCTGTTCCATTCCAAAAATCGTATTCTCTTTCAATAGCCCATATTGCAGAATCAATGTCGTCTGCTACTAATTGATCTATAGCTTCGTAATATTCTTCTTCCGAATCAAAATCTTCCATGTTATATTCGTCGTAATAATCTTCGTTGTTAAATAGATATGTTTGACCTACTATTGCCGGATTTTCGATATTAAGGTAAACTTCAAACTTATGCCCACCTTTATATAGTATTTCTTTGGCCTTTTCTTTTGCTTCTTCATAAGAAATCTCTTCTTCTTGTTCTATTTCTTCGGCTAACCTTGCAATTTTATTGTCAAAGTCTGCTCCACCATCTTCGTAATTCGTTTCAACATCGTATTCGCTGTCTGTAAAATAGAACCCTGCTCCCCAATCGCCTTCTGCATTAGCTTTGTTTTTATCAAATACAGTAAACTCGCCTGTTGCTGTACCATGATATAAAACTTTTAAATTGCCATCTTCATCACGAGCTTTTGAGTTTTCAGCCCATTTTTGTACGTTAGGCTTTAATTCGTTTCCTTTTGTATCTTCACTTAACGAATATCGTATATCTGGATCAGTTTCAAAATCAGCATATACAGTATTTTCATCTTTAATAAAAGGTGCTATTTCTTTTCTTTGTTTTGCTGTATAGTCAATCCTGTTTTGTACTTCTCTTGCTTCTATTTCTCCTGCTGTGTTTTTGTATAGTTCGTATGCTTTTGAACCATTGCCGTATGGATAATCTTCTAATTCTTTTAAATAGTTTTCGTACTCATTTAATTTTTCTTTCCCTATGTATTTCTCTATTTTATTTTTTAATGTCTCTATCTTTTTTTGTTGTGAAAGTAATTCCTTTTGTTCTGCTTCTATTCTTCTTATAAGTGTATCCCTGTAAAATGTACCTTCTAACTTGGTGTCAACCCAATCCCCTTCTGCTCTCGCTAAATCGTTTTCAAAAGACGAAACCTTTTGAGTGATATGTTTAATTTCGCTCTTTTCAAACCTCAAATCTCCTAAAGCCTGAATAATTGTTGCTCCGTCTTTTGAGAATTTTTTTCTAATTTCGTCCTTAAAATCTTCAACTTTTTGTTCTATTTGAGTTATTTTAAATTTATTCCATTTCTCTGCAGAAGAACCCTTTGAAAAGCTTTCTATTTTTTGTATTATGTGTTGTACTTCATGCAACAATATCGACTTAATTTCTGGACTTTCTAATCCTTGTTTTGTTAGATAAATATTTGAATCTTCTCTAACCTGTGCTAATAGTCCTTTTTTTGAAACGTTATTTTCGCTAGGTAATTTAATTTTAGTCTTTTTTAATTGTGGATATGCTTTAAATAACTCGTCATTTTGTAATACCTCCGACAATGGCACGGATTTTCTAGGTTTTCCTTGATAGTCATATAAATTAGATGTTTCTATAGTTGATTTGTCGTTACCTATTTCAAATCGCCATTTGCCTTCGTTGCCTCTAAACCAATCTGTCTCTTTTCTTATCGTCTCTGCATCTATACCTTGTGATTCCATCTCTTTTGCTACTTCTAATGCTTTTAAATCTGCATTTTTAGCACTTATTCCTGCAAAAGAGTACTTGGTATCTGTTGTTTGTGTGCCTTGTGCCTTGTATGCTTTCTCGAAAGTTCTTTGTAGCTGCCTTAATTGTTTCTCTTGCTCTGTGCCTTTAAATTTAACTACTAAATCGCTAATGAAGTTTCTGATCTTCTCGAATACTGTAGGTTGTTTGATTGATAGCTCTCTAACAAAGTTTTCGTCTGTAAATAGGTATTCTCCTACAATGTCGCTTGTTAGCTCTGCTTCTATATCTGCGTTTGTTCCTTCATATAGCTTTGTTAGTCTTTCAATTCTTGCGTCATAGTCGCCTTTTGACTTAGCGTACTCTATTGCCACTTGTTTTAACGCGTCATACTCTTTTGTGCCTTCTAACAAGTGTGTTGTTTCGTGGCCTACTACTGTATTTATCATTTTTGCACTATCTATATTGATTAGTACTTCGCCATTCTCGTTTACAAGGCCGTTTACTGTAGCATTATCCTTTGTATAGCCTAATTCCTTTAGTTGCTCGTTATTAGTGAATTTATATGTTGTGCCTCTTTCTTCTGCTATTTTTGCTACTACATCTACAAACTTATGCGTTGTTTCAGTATTGTTCATTACTTGGCTAGCACTTTCATATACTGCTTTTCTTATGTCGCTATCTGTTTCTTGTGCCTCGTATGTAAAGTTTTGTTTTCTTAACTCTTTCTCGTCTGTGATTTGTTGAGCATTTGTAATCTCGTTTAATTCTTCATTTAATCCGTTTATTGTTTCTTGTATGATTTGCTTTTCTCTTGCGTCTTGTGAGTTGTTTAGTTCTTCTGTTTTCTTAGCAATTTCTTCTTGTATGCCTTCTGCTTGGTTTTGTTTCATTCTAGCTGCATTATCTTTAAATGAAGCACTACCATAGCCACCTGTTAGAGCGTTAATAACGGCTGTACTTAATATTGTTACTAGAGCTGTTTCGCCCCAATCTTTAAGCGAATATGAAGCGTCTGGATCTACTGTACCTTTGTCTAACAATGTATTTAATGTATCTGAAATGGTTTCCTCTCCTACTTCTCCAAATATTCCTGCGCCTTTTTGTAAAATAAAGTTCATTACTTCATTTTTAACTTTTCTGTCTATTCCTTTTTCTACAATGTCATCTAATGCACCTTTGCCAAAGATGTTTACTCCACCGGTCAACATTTCTGTTCCGACTTCAATCATCATCTTTGTATTACCTATTTTGACTGCTTCGTCTAGTTCCGCACCCTTCTTTAACGCTTCTGTTGTAGACGAACCTTTTACGCTTGTTGCCATTACTCCCATACCTAGTTGTGGATTCTTAGTTAATATGCTCGTTGCTATTGATGGTATCATTCTACCTACTACACTTGCTGTCTCTCCTAAGAATTGTGTGCCCCCACCATATTGTTGACCTTCTTCGTATAAGTCTTGTTGTACATCGTAATATGGTTTTGTTACTTTGTTGCTGAAATCCATTACCATATCGCTTGCGTTTTCAGGAGCAAAATAGCCTGCTGTCTGTATTGCTTCATCTGCTAATGCTTTCCCTGGTATTAAGTTCATTGATGATGTGGTAGCATTGTTTACTATACCTGTTGCTTTCTCTAATGCGTTTTTGTCTTTGTCTGTTAAGATACTAATGCTTTCCTTTGTGCTATCTACGGCCATATCTGTTAATGCTTTTGTTGGATTCAATATGTATTGTGTAGCGTTGAATACGTCTCCTAATTGCCCTAAAAAACTTTCATCTTTCCCTTTGTCTAAGTTGTTTGCTGTCTCTGTTGTACCTGCTTCAAATATCCCTGTTAAGCCACCCCATATACCTGTTCCAAAAGATTTTCCTACATACCCAACTTTATCCCAAAAGCTATCGTCCTCTTCTTGTTTCTTTACCGGTGCAATATCATCACTAAATCCGGTTTTAATGCTTGTTGGTGCTGCTAGTCCGTCTTGGTATGTTCCGTTTATGATTTGATCTGCTATTGATTCATTTTTCTTCTTTTTCTTATAAGCACTTGTTCCACTCTGGTATTTGCCGTTTATGATGTCATCTGCTACTCCCATTTTTACACCTCCTTTTTTTTAGTTTTAGTCTAGTCCTAGTTTTTTGGTTATAATTCTTACATCGTCATCACTAACTTGTTTGTTCCAATACACTTTGTTTAAGTAATCTTTTGCGTATATCTTGGCTTGTTCTTGATATTTTTTACCGCCAGTTTTTCTTGAATTGTAAATTGCCGATACTGATTGATATACCTTTAATCCTTGCGAACTTAGGTTATTTAAGCTGTAGTTTTGTTGTTGTTTAGTATTGCCTTGTTGAAGTTGTGTACTACCAGAACCGCCTTTAGAACCTCCGCCAGATCCACCAGAACTATATGCTTTTGCTCTTGATAATGCGTACTCTTTCTCCCAATTAGATTGTGCTTGTGCTGCCTGTTGTTTCTCAAACGCCATTTTCTCGTTGAATTGTCTTATTTGTTCTGCCATTGCGTTTTCTGTATTGATTTGTGATTCTACGTCTTTCCATCTTTGATAGTATCTATCTTTCTCTTTATTTACTGCATCTAGTTTTTGTAGTACTAATTGATTCTTGTATTGGAATCCTTGTAAGCTTAGTTCTAATTGCTTCTGTAATGCCTCGTATGCTATTTGTGCTAATGCTGCGTTATTCGCTAATTGAGCTTCTTTAATTGAGTTGTCATAGTTTAATATAGCTTGGTTATAGCTTTCTCTAGCTGCCATGTATCTGTTTTGGTATGTATTAAACATATTTGTTCTTACACTTTCGCTATATCCGGCTTGGTTTAAGCCTTGTGCTGCTAATTGCTCTGCATTTACTCCATATTGCCCTGTAGCTTTTTGGTAGTCTGCGTATGCTCCTTTTTGTTCTTTGGTATAGTCTCTATTCGCTTTATCTTTGGCTTGTTCTACTTTCTCTATTGCAAATTCTGTGTTTGCGTTTTGTATTTCTGTCTGTTTGTCTGCCCATTGTTTACTTGCGTCTATTTGTTGTTGGTAGTAAGAATCAGAACTATTAATCATCTCGTTATATTTGTTCTCTGTGTTTTGTATTGCTTGATTCTTCTCGTTTTCGACTTTTTGAAATCGCTCATCATTATAATTAATTGAGGCCATTTTATCTCTCCTTTCTTACCTTTTTACATAACTAAGCACGTAACTTTCTAATGTCGCTGAATATAATTCAAATGGTTTTGTAGATGAAAATTTATATTGTATGCTCTTCCATTTCTTCTTCTTTTTCTTGCATACTATGTAACCTTTTGTATTTTTAAATGTGTCTATCTTTTCAAATGCTTTATTGTCTGTTTTAACTGAAATAGTTATGTTTCCATTGCAATCTATTACGCAGCCTTTTTTGTTTGTGCTTTTGTAGTATTGAGGATATTTGAACTCATCTTCCAATGTAGTCCAATATGCTTCTATGTCTGTATTTGTCTTGGTTAGTGTGTATATCTTGTCGTTACTACACAAATAAAGCACTCCGTCTTTTACACGTGTGCTTGTAATCTTCATATCAAATTGCCAATAAAACCACTCATATTCCTTGTGGTCTCCATTTGTCATTGTTGCTCTTGAATCTGCTAAGTATATATGGTTATCTACTATAACAAGTAAATAGCCTTCCCACTCTTCAAGTAATACATTCTTGTAATTAGCTTCATTCAATAATTTGTTATCTACTAATGTACTTCTATGTGCAATCGCTTGTTCTGTTGTAATATCTCCGGAAATACCTTCTAAACCTCTTTCACTAAAGAATACTATGTCATCGTTGAAGTTTGTTCCTGTAGATATACACCCTGTAGAGATACTAGAATGTGTGCTTGGATATACTTTGCCTACTTCATCATCTATTGTTGGATTATGATAGAAAATAGTCGTATTTGATTGGCCACTCTCTTTCATTACCCATAATGCGTTGTTACCACTTATTAATGCTTTTATTGCTGTATCGTCTTGTCCTTCTTTGTAATAATCTAAATCACTACAATAAGTTGGATCTTCTAAGCTACAATGCCATAACATATTCGGATAATCTGGATTGCCTGCAAAGAATACTCTGTTGTCAAATACCTCTAGCAATGTACAATCTTCTATTTTTCTTCTGTATCCTTCTATTGTCTTTCTAAATTGTATGATTACGTTGTCTTGTCCTACTGTGTCTGGCTCTGTTGGAGCTGTTGTAAATGTTACTTTTCCTACGCTTGGTGTTGTTGTAAAGCCTTCTGTAAGCTCTTTACCATTTACCCATACTCTTACCTTGTAATCTGCGTCAAAACCTTCTGAATCGGTAATATAGTCCTTACTAGCACCATCAGCACAAAAGCTATTCTTTCTAACTCCTGTAAGTAGGTTTACATCTTCATATATTGTACCTCCACCACTTGGATTTCTGCTTATTGTTGTAGTTGGTATATATCCTTCTACTTCTTTTACTTCTTTTCCGTCATATACTAGATATTGTGTACCATCTTTTATGTATAATAAGCTGTCGTATATAAACGCTTTACTCTTGTGTTCTGTCATGTTGCTATAAATAACATTGCTATTATCGTATAGCTTTGTTCCTGCGTGTACTATTCTGTGTGTTGCCCCACCGTATTGATAAAAAAATAAAGCCCAAACGCTACTATCATATGTTGCTACTAATTCAACGTCTGGTCTTGTTTCTACACATTTACCTTTGCTGTTTTTATAGTTTTTCCACATGTTTAGAGCATCTGGGCTTCTATATAGTGAGATTTCGTCACGACGGTTTGAAAAATCCAGACCTCTGAAATTGTTATAATTCCTAGTAATAAGAGATCCGGACACTTGCTCTGTCGCCATAATATCACTCCTTTCAAATAAAAAAGACACTTTATTGAGTGTCCTTATATTTCCATTTATATTTGCCTGCTGTTTTTAATTTACCTTTACAACAAGCTCTTATATTATTTATATTTAATTGTCTTTCTGCTTCTCTTGTACTCTCCCACTCTTTTATAAGATTTCCTTGTAGGTCGTACTGTAAAACTACTTTTGAATTTAATTTACCATACTTTAATCCTAATTCTTTTCCATGTTGTCTTTGTTTATTTGTAGTTATCCATAATCCGTTCTTTACTGCATGTATAGCATTTTCTTGATTAGTATTCCATTCTAATCGTTCTGCCCTGTTGTCCTTCTTATTTCCGTTTTGTATGATTTACTTGTGGCTTATTCTCTGGATTTGGTATAAATGCTTCTGCAACTAACCTATGTACTTTAAAGGTTTTTCTTGCTCCGTCTTTATATAGCGTTACTGTCATATATCCTTTTGTATTTGCGTGTTGTTGTAATATACGTTCTTTCCCAAACTTCAAGCTCTTAACTCTACCGCATATTGCTTACTTGATATAACCCTTCGTAGTCTTTAATATCTTTCCATACTTCCATATATTCCTGACTTTCTCCTGACTTAAAAAATAATGTGGAGACTGCCAAGTCAGGTAGGTTTTCGATAAGTTAATTACTCTTATCTAGTCTCCTTGAATATTATACCAAAATAGCTATAAAATGTCAATTCCGCCATCAATATAAACGCTAGGCATCGCATATCTTGGATCTAGTTCGTTTTTCATTTCTCTATATCTATCTGCATATATCTGTCCGTAGTTGCTTGATACATCACTCTTTAACAAGTCTGCTGCTACTCCATAAGGCATTATCTCTAACGCATCAATAGATAGGTCCAATTCTTGCGAATCGTCTGTATCGCTATTTATTTGTGTTGGATATCGGTAATAATACACTTCTGCTGTTCCTTTTTCGTTGAACTTGATTTTTTGACCGATTATTTCCACGTCTAAACCTCTTACAATGTTTAGTTGATATAAGTTACTGTCTACGCTACTAAAATCGACTACATCGCCTTCTCGTCCGTCTAGCGTTGTATATTCTTCAATTTTCTTCATTCTTGCTAGTTCGTTCTGTACTTGATTGATAACACTATTCATTTTTAAGGCTAAATCTGTATCTTCTGTTAAATCTTCTGCATCTTCTGAGTATTCCTCAATTAATGAATAGACTTTTTGTTTCATTTCTTCTAACGTCATTTTATCCCTCCTTTACACTATCAAAACTTTGTATCGCTTCTAAATCTCCTAGTGCATCTTTTAGAGTACTCATTGGAATTTTAGGCATTTGATACCCAACTTCTGAATCAAATAATAGTATGTCTCCTTCGCTTAAATGAAACGTTAAATTGCTTGTTACCTCGTAATTGTTTTCTTTTGTATATGTTGTCATTTCTAGTTTTAAATCTTCTAGTTTTTGTGTTACGTTTTCGTTTTTATATTCTAACTTCGTGTCCTTATTAACTAAGACACCACTATATAAAGTTAGATCAGGCTTAACTACAAATTTTCTCATACTACTTTCTCCTTTCACGTTTGTTGGAATTGCACCAACTAATACTTTTAACGTGATATACAAATAAAAAAAAGACTATCTCTAGTCTTTGTATTTCCAAACATAACCGCCTGCGGTTTTTCTTTGTCCTTTGCAAACTTTCCATACATTAGCCTGCAATATATTTAATTCTCTTTGAATATCCATTATGCAATCCCATTCTTTAATGAAATTGCCTTCTAAATCAAATTGTTTAACTCCTACTGATTTATGATGTTCTTTTCCCTTTTTTGCTACTTCTAGTCCTGTTCTATATGCATGTAGTACGTTTTCAGCATTAGTAGCCCATTCTAATTGGCTTGCCCTATTGTCGGTCTTTATGCCGAAATTTGTGATTGACTTGTGGTAAATTGTTCGGATTAGGTATAAATGCTTCTGCTACTAATCTATGTACTTGAAAACATTTTCGCTTGCCATCTTTGTATAAACCTACTAACAAATAACCTTTTCTGTTTTTAAAAGGCTTTAATAGCTGTTCTTGACCAGTATTTTTATAGTTTAATGATTTTACATTTCCGCATATCGCTTACTTGATAACCTTCAAAAATATCTTTCCATATTTCCATAACATACACCCTCCGCAATAAAGTGCGTACAGGGAAGTAATTGCGGTACTCCCCCATACATTTGTTATATTATACCAAAATAACGATATTTTGTCAATTAAGCAACAGGTATCTTTACTACCTGTAAACGGCTGTTGTCAATTACTTTAGATCCGAATGTATCCAACCCACGAATGTAATCAGCGAATCTTCTTTCCATTCTTCCTGCTTCTACTTCGTTTATTTGTCCGCAGAATGCAATAGCTTTTGTTCCTCTGATTGCACAATATACATGGCCTTCATCTTTTGCTAGTCCGTTTGTCATGATAACTTTCATGTTGTCATACATACCAACTACACCTTTTTTGATTAGTTCATCATTGTTTGTTTTTAACTCAACTAAGTTGTTTTTGAAAGCTGCATATACAGCAGGAGAAATTTCGATTACTGCATCTTCATCAAAGTTTCTTTCTCTTAATGCTACGATAGCTGCATCTATAGCTGCTTTGATTCCTTCTTGTGTTGCATCTGCTGCTGTTGTTACGTTTGTTCCAGATTTGATTAGATTTGCAACATAAGCATCTCTTTTAACTGCTAAACCATGAACAGCTTTTTCTTGGAATTTTTCTGGTAAGCCCGGTACTGATTGTGCTTTATCTACGTCATCTACCATGAAAGCAAAGTAGTTAGCTTGGTCGATTGGTAGTAATTGAGAAGCATCTGTCATTTCTTCGATTGTGATATCTGCTCCTGTATATTGACCAATAGTAGGATCTCCTACTGCTAATATTTTAACTGTATTTGCATATTTACAGTCTCCTTCGTACTCTCTTGTACAATTATCAACTAATTTACATTTTAGTTCTAATGCGTCTTGAATTTTTTTACTCCAAATTGTTTGTTGGAAATGTGTTACTGCCATTAAAATCAACTCCTCTTCTTAATTTCAATAGGAATTACCATTTCTGCATTGATTTCTCAACGGCTCTGTATAGTTCTGGGCTTCTGTCAAAATCAGCTTTAGTAAACTTTAAACTTTCTTCGTATGTATAGAAATCTTTTACTCCGTTGTCTTTTGACGTTGCACCCTTCATGCTTCCTATTGTTTCAACCTTTGGCTTAGGTTTTATTTTTAAATACATTTCATATTTTTCTTTAGCAGATAAGCTAGGGTTTAATTTGTTAGCAAACTCTAAGTACTCGCTATCGTTTAAAGCCTCTGGCTTAACTCCTATTGAAGCAAGGTCTCTTACTGACTCTTGCCTTTTTCTTTCTTCTGCTAGTTTAGTAAATACTAGCTTTTCTCTAGCTGTCATTCTGTCGATACCCTTGTCTGCAAGTCTATCAACTTCTTCAACTAGATCTTCGTAGCTTGAATTGATAATCTCGTTAGCTTCTGCATTGGCAAGAACTTTTAAATCAGCTTCTGAATATCTTGGCTCGTCTGGAATAACAATACCTTTTGCCTTGTAAAAGTCGGACAACTTCTTTGTCGCATCGTCTATATTAGTTGTCCCTAAACCGGCATTTAATACTGTTTCAGTACGTCCATATCTTTCTTGATATTCTCTTTGTAGCTTTGACTTAGCTCGTTCTAGCTTTCTTGGTAGTAATTCGTCTACCTTTTCATTAACTAACCTATCAATGTCTGCTTGTGTGTACAGTTTTTCTTCTCCGTTAGCGTCATTATCGACACTAGCGTTACCTGTGGCAACTGATGAGCCATCAACAAGTGTTTCTGTTGCTTGTTCGTCAACGTTTTCAGTAGTTTCTACTACAACATTTTCGTTATTATCCATAACTTAATACCTCCTATTTTTAAGTCTTTGCTTGACTATTTCCATACAGTTTAAAGACATAAATGCTTGGTCTTGTATAAAAGGATTAGTGTGCTTTTAAAGACATCTCACTATTGGTCTGGATAATTTGGACTTATAAAAAACACAATGTAATATTAGATATAGTTCATCTAACTTACAATGTGCTAATTACCTATTCTTCAACGCTTCCACGCTCTTCTGCTACATCTTCTCTTTCTGCTGCTATCCCTTCACGTTCTGCGTTCATTTCTGCTTGCATTTGTGCTTCTGACATTTGCTCTGCTTGTGCATCTGGATCGCTATTTAAGAACTGATTTGCACGTTGGCTCATAATTTGTGCTTGTGCGTTAATTGCTGCTATCTTACGTTGTTCTTCTTCCATTAGCTCTATTGCTTCTTCTAGTTTTGCTTTTGGCATTACTGAATCATCGTCTAATAGTTTTACATATATCTTTAGCTCGCCTAGTCTTTGTACGTTAAATAATCCATTGTTTAATAGGTTCTCTAAGCTTACTTCTTGTGCGAACTTATCAAAAGCTCCTTTAGGTGTTACATCTACTTTTACAGTAGCTTGTAGCTCTTGTAGTACTGTTTGAGGGATTGTTACAAGTTGTGTCATCTCTTCGCCTGTCATAGGGTCTGTTACATCTTCTTCAAGTGTTATTCCTTCTTGTGAGTACACAATAAACATATCTAGCCATACTCTTACTAAGTCCTCTATAAATGCTTTTAATGAGCTTAATTGTTCTACTAATGGTTGTTGTGCTGCCTGTTGTACTGCTAAGATAGCTTTACCACTTGCACTCTCTGGATCTACTTCTCCTGTTGCTATATCTCCTGCTCCTGCTAACTCTCTTGTAACTGATATTAATTCATTTTGTACTTTCTCTACGTCAGCACTCATTTGTGCCGGTTGTATATGTGCAAATATTTTACTTACATCATCTACACCCATTCCACCTTTAGTCTTTAATACGCCTCCAACTTGGTCTACTGCTGATGGATTCATTACTTTATCTGTGTTTACTACCTTTTGAGGATATGCTGTATTCTTAACTGTTATAAGCCTACGCATAATTGTCTTGTTTACTTCAATCTGGTTTGGTATTAGGTGTCTTACTTCGCCTTCTCCTCTTGCACTACCTATCTTTTCTTCCCATACCATGTGAGCTATTGGATATAGTGTTAGGCCACTATCTGTGTCCTCTTTAATGTCTAGGTATCTTGTAGACTTAGCAAAATGTACTGTGCCATTCTCTTTATACATCTTAGTAATTACAGTACACATATTGTCTAATTCAAGCTTAGAAGCTT